GGGCATAAGGGTATGCATAATAGAAAATGACTGCGTTGGGATAACCCAACCCCATGCCTAATGTGATGTATGTGTGGCATTGTATAACCTAACCCCTCACGGTGGCAAACAATACATCCGATTTGGCTTAATTTATCAAAGTGTTGCCGTTCTGCTTTTGTCATTTAATCTTGTAACCATATATTGTGTTCAGCCGCCCATCGTTCAACACGCGCCATAAAATCGTTTAATTCAGCCACATTGCAATCAGCAGTTGATTTTAATTCTGTAATAACTTTGCCGCTTGATGTTTTATATTCATTATAGCCAAGCCATCTATCTTTAAACATTATTTTCCACCAATGATGGTTATGATAAAGCCCATCGGCGGCAGGCACATTAGCGGCAATTTCAGTAAACAATAAATGCAATCGGTTGTTCTGCGGCAATGACCGTTTAGGTTCTTGCCCACATTCTTTACACTTTGCCATTTTTATCCTTTAATGCTTGTTCAATAGCACGGGCAAATTTCATTAAAATTGTATCCATAGCAAAAGATATGCTTGAATCCTCTGTCCATAGGTAACCAAGTTTTGTCGCACATTGTTTTATCTCATCATCCATTAATCCTTGCCATGCTGGTTGTTCTAGTGCATCTTGGCAAGCAGTAATTGCCATTAAAAATGATAAATTATCAGGTTTTATCATTGCATTTATTGCCATCTTTAATGCTTCGTCTTTAGTCATTATTTAACCTTTCAGCCAATTCCTTGGCTTCCTTTGCGCTGTCAAAATACCCGTGATTATTATTGCGTTGTGAAAGCCCGTATTTAACCGATCCATCCGCTTTGTAATACTTAGCAATAAACCATTCGCCCGATTTGATGCAATAGTTGTCTAATTTAAGCCACTTCATGTTGCATGGCTTCCTGTGCATATTTCAAACTAATTTCCGGAAAATTTTGTGGATTAGCAATGATCCGCTTTGCCCATGCCTTGTAATCTGTTTTAGGTTTTAACTGATCGCTTATGTATTTTGATAATTTATCAGCCTGCGCCTTATTAACTTCGTATGCTGGTGCTGGCAATGCAACAAAATCTTGTATGTTGTTTGTTACGCAATGCTTTAAAAATTCATCGCATGATGGTGCGTATGTGTATTTTGCATCCAAGCCTGCCTTTAATCTTTCAACGCTTATTCCCGATAATTCCAATGCCCATGTTGCTTTAGCGTTTAAAATTCCAATGTCTTGTCCGCTTGCATCTAGTTGGCCAAGTTTAAATTTATCAATAAAAGTATTTCCAAACCTGCCATGTAATCTTTGAAACAATCTTTCAATCCATTCCATTGGTAGCGGTTGATTATTCATTATTGATCACCTTTAAATTATTTTGATTAGTTAGCAATGAACCAAAGGCTGTTCTAGCCGCCGCTTCCCTTGCATCTTGATATGATGGTTTATTGTCTTTAGTAACCCATGCGGCTTCAAATCCTGTCCATGTCTTTTCGCAACATTTGATAACGGCTTGTTCAGCAGTCCATCCTAGTTTATTTGCTTCCTTAACCAATGCGTTAAAAACCCTTTCTGTTACCGGTTTTCTTTTTCTAATGGCTAACCATTCAGACAATAATTCCGCAGGAATTGGTGGAATGTATTTAATTGGTTTATGGTTATTGGTTAATGGTTTATGGTTAAGGTTAGGTTCGCTTTGATTTGGGTTATCAGAATTAACCGATTGGGTTTTGTTCTTTGTTATGATTGGCTTTGCAGGTCTGCCGCCTAGTTTGCCATTTTCTTTATTTTTTCCTGCTTTAGCATGAAATTCTAAAATATCAACTTCAATCCGGTTATGAACATAACCTTTTTCAGTTAAATCAAAAAAATCAGCCAATACATTATTAACCAAATTAACCATGTCATAACCCAATGATAACCGTCTAATAACCGATTGGGTTTCCTTTGGTATTGGATGTTCATCAAGGTAATACCAATCAATTAAACTGCGATATATATAATGTTCAATCGGGGTTAGATGTGTTGTGTCTTTCCGATAGTCTGCGATATTAAATTTATAATAGTGCATTTGTTTACCCCATAAAAAAGGGCTTCAACTACTGACTCCACCTTTTTAGGGTGGTTGGAAGAACGGTCTTAGTAACCGCCAGTCAGTATGTGAAGCCCCACTAAGTTAATCACTTCCAAGTGATAAGTAATCTTAATTTATCTAAATTAACTTTGCAAGTAATTATTTATTTCGTTTTTTGCTTCATCAAATCCATAGCAAACAACGGCCGGATAACCCATCAATGTTGCCGATCCAATAAATTCTTTTTGACTATCTGATACCCGACCGCCTTTAACTTTCATTTCAATCCATAATCCATGATAGCCGTTTTTAGGTATCATTAAGAACAGATCGGGAACGCCGGCCAATACGCCCTCTTTTTTTAATTTAACTGCTGTTCCTATGTTCCGAACGCCGCCATTAGGTATAGCAAACAAATAATTTGCATACTGGCGATGCTGAAGCCGAAACCAAGTTATTACGGCTACCTGCTCTTGATGCTCTGTCATGCGGCACTATCTTTAAAATAAATGCGTAATGTTTCAATCAAACTAAATTTGGCATCGCCACCTTTAATGATCTTGTCCAGCCGGTAACGCTGGATTCCCAATTGATTAGCAATTGCACCAATGTTATATATTGGATTTTGCAATTTGCGCCTAACATAATCAAAATCTGATTCCATAACTACTCCCATAAAAGTTGCATTATACCCATATTTAAACTATTTTTTAAAATAATTGAAAATAAATGCTAATAATGATTGCAATGATCTTAAATATCATTAAGATAGGAACTGTGCTAATTACGCACTAACGGAAACTTAAAGGAAATTAAAATGTTTACATATATAAAAATTGTTAAAAATTTATATTTAATTTACAAAAATGATGAATTTATTACGGCAGTTTCATCGTTACCCCACGCAAAAATGTTTTGCAATAATTTAAACAAATAAAAATGGGGCGCAAGCCCCTATTTGGAAACTTAAAGGAAACTAAAATGGCTAAAATTAGATATGATGTTGTTGTTATTGATGAATGTGGTGATGAACAAATTTATGGTTCTAATTACCCTACTGAAATAGATGCAATAAAAGCATTAAATGAAATTTTTGAAAATCCATCTGAATTTCATGGCGGATGGGTAGAACCAAACGCTAGAAGTTTACATGAACAAGAATGGCAAGATCGTTTTGATAACGATACAGCCGATTTGTATTAACTTGGAAACTAAAGGAAACTAAAATGAAATATGTCCGCCCTGTATTTGATGATGATTATTCAGAAAATACCCCCGTCAATCTAAAAGATCTTGTTGAACAATTTTTAATCAACAGCCACAATTTATCAGATTATGTTGATGAAACAGATTTGATTGCCGATCAAGTGCTTGTCATTCTTTATGATGCTAACGATGATAAGTTAGGCCGCATCCGCGACATTTACAATAAACGCATTAGTGAAGTTGCCTATTTCGTTGATGAAAATTACGATGTTGATGGCTATGCAAAATTTATCGTTGATCAAGTAAAGGATTGGTAAAAATGAAAGACTACAAAAACCTAGTTGTAAAATCTGAAACAAACTGGTTGCACATTGCTTTTGAAACCGCTTGCTTTGTCGGCAGTATGGCATCAATAGGCTTTTTGCTTTGCTTGCTGTCTGCTTAATACTAAAGGATAAGATATGACCTATGCAAAATTAAGGGCAATCAATGTAAATGCCCAAACTGAAAAGAAAGGCAACCTAACCTATTTGTCATGGACTTGGGCTGTTGATGAATTATTGCAAGCCGATGAAACAGCCACTTGGGATTTTCCCGAACCAAAGTATTACGGCGAAACCATGATGGTGTTTTGCAATGTTACCGCCTTTGGCAAGACCATGAAAATGCAACTGCCTGTCATGGATAACCGCAACAACGCTATTGCCAACCCCGATGCCCGTAAAATTAGCGATGCCACTATGCGTTGCCTTGCCAAATGTATTGCTTGTTTTGGCATTGGTTTATACATCTATGCCGGATCTGATCTGCCGCAACTGGATGTTAATGAATATGTTGCAGAATTAACTGCCTGCACTACCTTGGCTGAATTGCAAAATGCGTATTTAGCCATTGTGCCAATGTTTAAAGCAGAACCCCAGTTGCTTGCTACTATTACCAAAACCAAAGACTTAATGAAAGCCAAACTTACAAAGGATGCCAAATGATCATTACTAGCCTTTACAAATTAGCACCACCAAGCCCACGCCTTGTTGAATTGCGTGAAAAGAAAGTTGCCGCTTGCAAACAAATGATGGGCGAAAAATGGCTATTTGCCAAACAAATTGAACGAAAGGATGCAAAATGACCGAACAATTACCCGATGATCAAATGCAACTCTTGGTCGCCGATGCTGTGCGCTACCGCTTCCTGCGCGATGTCGTGCCTGCAATTATCAATGAAATATATAAAAACGATGAAAATTATGATTGGGAACATTTTGTTGGCTTTGAAAATATCTATTATTCACAAGGCGATGGAACAGTTGAACAAATTGATGGGCAAGATTTAGATGATGCTATTGATGCTGAACTTGGCTTATTAGTTGATCGTGAAATTGCAGAAAAAATAAAGGAAACAGAATGAACGAAATCCAAGGATCGGATGAATGGTTTGCCGCCCGATTGGGCAAGGTTAGCGCAAGCCGATTAGCCGATGTATTAGCCACCGTTAAAACAGGTGAAGCAGTAACGCGCCGCAACTACCGTATGCAACTGGTTTGCGAACGCTTAACGGGGCGCAAAGCCGAAACCTATACCAACGCCCACATGGAACGCGGAAATGCGTTAGAACCGCTTGCAAGGGCTTCGTATGAACTAAAAAAAGGTGTCATGGTTGATGAAGTTGGTTTTGTTCAGCATCCAACCATTGAAATGACAGGTGCAAGCCCCGATGGGTTAGTTGATGGCGGCAGTATTGAAATCAAATGCCCAACGCCTGCTAATCACATTGAAACCGTATTGCGCGGAACAGCCCCAAGCCAATACTTTGCACAAATGCAATGGCAAATGGCTTGTCTAGGCGATTCTTATAAATTTGTGGACTTTGTGTCCTACTGCCCCGATGTGGGTGAAGATTTGGAATTGTTTATTGTTCGCGTGCCACGCGATGATGAATGGTTGCAACAAGCGGAAAAGGATGTGATTGCTTTTCTAAATGAAGTGTCGGAAACATTTAATCAACTAAAGGAATTAAAATGGCTATAACTCACGAACTAATTGCACGCGGCGAAACTTACAAAGATAAAAACGGCGATGATAAAACACGCTGGATTCGCTGTGGCGTTGTAATGGACACTAAATCCGGTGGCCAAGCAATCCATCTTGAAAGCCTGCCGATCAATTTTGATGGCTGGCTAATGATGAAAGAACCTATGCCAAAGGAAAATCAAAAGCCTTATAGCAAATCGGGTTCGGTATCTGAAAAACCTATTGAAGATATTGAATCGGATATTCCGTTTTAATCAACAAGGGCGCAAGCCCTTTAAGGAAACTATATGTATATAACTGACGAACAGTTTGATGAAACGATTGAACGCGCATTTACACGCGGCATGGAATTTCAAAAAGCAAACCAGCGCGACCTTGAAAATGCTTGGTTTGACATTGGCTATAATGCCGGGATAAAAATTGCTAGACTTAATCAAGGGGAATATGATGCCATGCAACAAGATTGATTGTAACCAAGGGCGCAACTGCGATTGTTCCAAAAGTAGCGACAAACAAGTTGTGGTTGCTGTTTTATTTATCGTGTTAATTCTTTCAATGTCTTTTGGTATGTGGAAACTGTTTAACCTTGGAAAAGATTCGCC